CTATGGCCCGATGGAAATGCCCGCTGGCAAGCCCGGCGTCGGCCTCTCCGCCCAGAAGAAGATCGCCAAGCACGATCAGGATCTGTCCAAGCCCAAGCGCGGCAAGGCCGGTCACTACGCCGATGGCGGTATGCCCGATCCCCGCATGGGCATCGTGGACAAAAACAAGATGAACGGCGCCTTTCAGGCTGGTTCGCCCTACAAGAAGGGCGGCATGACCAAGCACGAGGACGTCGCTGAAGACAAGGCGCTCATCAAGAAGATGGTGAAGCCTGAGGCGCGCACCGGCAAAGCCGCTGGCGGTGAGAAGTGGATTGCCGGGGCCATCAAGCACAAGGGCGCACTTCACAAGGAACTTGGCGTCCCTGCGGACAAGAAGATCCCTGAGAAGAAGCTGGAGAAGGCCGAGCACTCCAGCAACCCGAAGCTGGCCAAGCGCGCCCGCCTCGCCGAGACGCTCAAGGGCCTGAACCGCGCAAAGAAGTTTGGCGGTGGCGCACTCGGTCTGCCCAACATGGCCGACGCCAAGGCTTCGGGCGGCGCGACCAAGGGCAAGGGCAAGACCAACATCAACATCCTGATCAATCCGGGCTCCAAGCCCGATCAGATGGCTGCTGGTATGCCGGGTATGCCTCCGGGCCTGCCTCCCCGCCCGACCGGCGGCGTCCCCGTTCCGATGGGTATGCCTGCGGCTGGCGGCGCTCCCCCGGCTCCGATGCCCATGCCGATGCCCATGCCGATGCCCGCTCCCGCCGGTGGCCCCCCGATGGGCCGCAAGGCTGGCGGCAAGGTCTATAAGTCCTACAAGGACATGGACGCTGGCGCCGGTTCCGGCCTCGGGCGTCTTGAGAAGACCGAGATCGCCAAGCGCAAGGCGTAAAGAATTCGCGGGTGGTTCGGTCCACCCGCGAACAGGGACGGCTGGTTTGACCCCCTCTACCAGCCGTCCCAACCACATCGAGGGGGAGCAAAGAGGGGTCTTATGCTTACGTTTAACACGCTGTTCGAGCGTGAACTGAAGAAATTGATCGACACAGCCATTGATGACCGGAAGGAAAACCTTTCCACAGGCTTGGCTACGATTGATTTCCCAACTTACAAGCACCAAGTAGGAATAATCGCCGGTCTCCGCATGGCTCTTGAGTTCTGCGGCGAGGCCACGGCGATTTGTAGCCGCGACGAGCGCGGGCAGTAGAGGAGGGGGTCCATGTCTAACGTATCCGCACACCACAACATCGCAATGCACCACGAGGCTGATCCGAGGGATATGCTGCTCAAGGAGCTTGGCGACATCAGCAAGGTCGAGCTGCTGAATACTCAGGTGCTCGTCGCCGTGTACATCCGCCCCGAAAAGACCAAGGGCGGCATCATCATGACGACAAAGGCGCGCGATGAGGACCGTCACCAGTCGAAGGTGGGCCTGATCATCAAGACCGGCCCCTCGGCCTTCGTTGATGAGGACGGCAAGTGGTTCTCCAACGTGGATTTGAAGGCTGGCGACTGGATCGTCTTCCGCCCCAGCGACGGCTGGAACGTCACCGTCAACGGCGTCCTGTGCCGCATGTTCGATGACACGGCCATTCGCGCCCGCATCCCCCACCCGGACAGCGTTTACTAAGGAAAATCACATGTCAGACATCGAAAATACGCCGGAAGACGACAAAATTGAAGAAATTGAAGTCGTAAAGGCCGATGACGAGCCCGAAAAGGCGGAAGTTGAGGCGATTGAGCCCGAAGAGGGCATCCAAGAGCTGAAAGCGAAGCTTGAAAGGGAGCGTCAGGCCCGAATTGAGGCCGAAAAACGGGCCAAATTGGCCTTTGAGTCGGCTGCGGAGGCCAAAAACGAGGCGCAGGACACCAACTTGCAGCTCGTGAAGAACGCCATCGAGACGGTTAAGCGCAACAACGACGTCCTCAAGTACAATTACTCTGAGGCCATGTCCGTTGGCGACTACACCAAGGCGGCGGAGATCCAAGAGGCGATGGGAATGAACTCCGCCAAGCTCATGGAGCTGGAGCGGGGCCGCGCCCACATGGAAAACGCCCCCAAGGCTGTGGCCCCGGCGCAAACCCACTTCGATCCAGTTGAGGAGGTGGCCTCAAAGCTGTCACCCCGTTCGGCTGAGTGGATTCGCCGCAATCCGCAGTTTGTGACCGACCAGAAGCTCTATCGCAAGATGGTTCGGGCGCACGAAGAGGCCGTGGACGAGGGCTATGTGCCCGACTCCGACGCCTATTTCGACATGATTGAGGGCACGCTGCGCGTCAATCGCCGTGCGCCCGTTGAGGTAGACGACGATCCGACTGCGGGCGCCGCAAAGGTCACGCAGCGCCGCGCTGGGCCGCCAGCCGCACCCGTATCGCGCGGTGGCAACGGCACGGGATCGCGTAATAGCGCCCACCTGACCAAGGACGAAAAAGAAACCGCCCGCGACCTCGGCATGACTGAGGAAGCCTACGCCCGCAACAAAGCTCTCCTCAAGAAGGAAGGTCGCCTGTGATGACCAACAAGTTTCAACGAGTTCTCGCCGAAAAGTCGGCCAACACCAGCCCGGAGCGTCCGCCCATGAGGTCCGAAGTGCGTGAAGAAGACCCCCGCGCCCGCGCCGCAGCCCGCGCCGCCCAAATCCGCAACGACAACGGCGGCATGGACGAGGGCACGGACGAGTTCTACGTTCCAAAGGACATTATCCCCGAGGGCTGGACCTACGAGTGGAAGCGTTACACGATCTGGAACCAAGAGGACCCGGCCTACACCGTGCAGCTCGCACGCGAGGGCTGGGAGCCGGTTCCGGTGAGCCGCCACCCGCAGATGATGCCCTCCAATTGGGATAAGGGCACCATTGAGCGCAAGGGCATGATGCTCATGGAGCGCCCGAAGGAGATTTCGGACGAGGTGCGCCGCATTGAACAGCGTCGCGCCCGCGAGCAAGTCCGCAGCAAGGAGGCCCAGCTCTCTGGAACTCCCGAAGGGACGCTCGACCGCGTGGCGCCGAGCATCAAAAAAACCTTCGACATGCCGATCCCCGAGGATCTTTAAGCACAAAACCCACCCTGAAAATGGGCTGGGTTTTATGTAGAAAGGGGGCTGTAACAGGCCCCCTTTCTTTTTGTTTCAAACATCTGTATGCTGCATATCCAAGGTCACTCTGTGCCTTACCTCTCCCCGGCGTGAGAGGTTCGCCTACCTCCGGCTTCCGAGTCTCCCCGGTGTGAGATGACGAGCTTTCCCGTAAAAAGGAGAACCCGTCATGGCGAATACCAATGCGCCCAACGGTTTCCAGCAGTATCAGGGCACTGGTTCGGCTCCGACCTATGAGCAGGTCGCCCTCTCCATTTCGCCTTCTAGCAGCACGAACCCCCAGATCTTTTCCGGCGACCCCGTCGCCCAGTTGAGCACGGGTTACATCGTCCAGCTCGGCACCAACAGCACCACCAACACCCCTGCGGCTGGCTCCGGCTACCTCGTCGGCGTGTTCATTGGCTGCAAATACCTCTCGGTGAGCCAGAAGCGCACCGCGTGGTCGAACTACTTCCCCGGCGTGGGCGACGTGAACTCGGCTGCGGGCGTTGAGGCTTATGTCATCACCGACCCCAATGCGAAGTTCATCGTGCAGGCTGGTTCTACCGCTGTCGGCATTGCCAACATCGGCGAGAACATCGGCGTGGCCTACGGCACGGGCACCGGCTCGAACACGAACACCCTCGGCACCACGCCGGGCAACGTGTCCACCGGCATCTCGACCGCCTACGCTGACAGCACCAGCGTGATGGGCACTGCGGCGACCTATCCCTTCCGCATCGTTGGCCTCGCCAACTATGCCCCGGATGGCTCGAACCCGCTTCAGTCCATCCCCGGCAACGACTACACCGCCGCCTACAACCGCATCATTGTGTCGTTCAACAACACTGCGATGAAGTCCGGCGTTCTTGGAACCTAATAAGGAGTTGGATCAATGGCTGTTAATCTTTCAGCGATCAAAGATCTTCTCCTCCCCGGCCTCCGGGGCGTTGAAGGTCAGTACGAGCAGATCCCGTCGCAGTACGACAAGATCTTCACCAAGCACGATTCCAAGATGGCTTTGGAGCGCACCGCTGAGATGCGCTTCCTCGGTTACGCCCAGCTCAAGACCGAAGGTGGCCAGACCGCTTTCGACAACGGCGCTGGCGAGCGTTTCGTGTACAATCAGGAGCACACGGAAATCGGCCTTGGCTATGCGATCACTCGCAAGGCCATCGACGACAACCTCTACAAGAGCCAGTTTGCTCCTTCCAACCTCGGCCTGACGCAGTCCTTTGCCCAGACCAAGGAAATCTACGGCGCCAACGTCCTCAACACCGCGACCACCTACAATGCGGCGGTTGGCGGCGACGGCGTGTCTCTCGTCAATGCGGCTCACCCCATCGACGGCACCACGATCTCGAACTACACCACGAACGACCTCAACGAGAGCACGCTGCTGGCTGGCATGATCGCCATCCGCACGAACTTCCGCGATCAGGCCGGTCTGAAGGTGTTCGCCCGTGGCCGTCGTCTGGTTATCCCGCCCGCTCTTGAGCCGGTTGCGATCCGTCTGACGAAGACTGAACTGCGCCCCGGCACGGCAGATAATGATGTCAATGCGATCATGAGCACGGCAGGTGGCTTGCCTGAAGGCTACATGGTCAACGACTATCTGACCTCTGCCCGCGCTTGGTTCCTCCTGACGAACATCGACGGTTTGTCGTACATGGAGCGCATCAAGTTCGAAACCGACATGCAGGTCGATTTCACCACAGATAACCTGCTGGTGAAGGGCTACGAGCGTTACAGCTTCGGCTACTACAACTGGCGCTCCATCTACGGTGCGTTCCCGACGTAAGCCGTTGGGGCGGGGCTTCGAGGCCCCGCCCTTCTTTCTAGGCAAACGATCACGCAGACCGGCCTAGCGGACGCTGCACAGACGGCGTGATCTCATCGTGCAGGAGACCCATCATGGGGATGACCACCTTCACCGGCCCTATCACGGCTGGCGA